CCGGTAATTTTTGCACACATTCCCTCGCTCCGTTGAGCGACGACCCAGAAAATTTTTTTGGAAAAATTTTGGCAAACGAAAAAGTCCAAGCCAAGCTCGCCCAGTGGCGCGACGATCCTGTGGCCTGGGTCCGGGAGGTCCTCGGAGCCGAGCCTGAGGCTTGGCAAGAAGATGCCTTGCGCGCCGTGGTCAACTCCGACCGCACGTCGGTCAAGTCCGGCCATGGCGTTGGGAAATCGACGATGCTCGCCTGGACAATACTGTGGTGGCTGACAACCCGTTCCGACGGGGTCAAGGTCGCCGTCACGGCCAATACGGCTCACCAATTATCAGATGTACTGTGGAGCGAAATTGGCCGCTGGCGCGACGCGATGAAAGTCGGGAAGGGCGACATCGAAGTTAAGTCCGACAAGGTTCTCCTACGCGGAAAGCCGGACAGCTTCGCGGTCGCCCGCGTCTCCCGTCGGGAGCAGCCAGAGGCCCTCCAGGGCTTTCACGCCAAGCACATGCTCTTCGTGGTCGACGAGGCTTCCGGCGTCCCGGACAATGTCTTCGTAGCGGCCCAGGGCGCCATGTCGACCGCCGGCGCCAAGATCATCATGACCGGCAACCCGACCCGGTCGACTGGGTATTTCTACGACGCCTTCCACGGCGCAAACGCCGCGCGATGGCACAAGATGACGGTGAGCTGCGCGGACAGCACCCGGGTGAGCCCGACGTTCATATCGGACATGGTCCGCCAATATGGCGAGAATTCAAACACCGTCCGGGTGCGTTGCCTGGGAGAATTCCCGGAGGGCGACGACGACACGGTCGTGCCGCGCCATCTGGCTGAGGCTGCCACGCGACGCGACGTCGAGCCGTCTGAGACTTCCCCGATAGTCTGGGGACTGGATCCGGCTCGGTTCGGTGCCGACCGCACCGCCTTAGCCAAGCGCCAGGGTAACGCGGTCACCGAGATAAGAAGTTGGTCCGGCCTTGACCTGATGGAGACGGCGGGACGCGTCAAGGCCGAGTATGACGACATGCGCTGGGACGCACGCCCCGCGGAGATACTGATAGATTCCATTGGGCTGGGCAGCGGCATCCTGGACCGGCTGCTGGAACTGGACCTGCCGGCCCGCGGCATTAACGTCGCTGAGTCCAGCGCCATGGGCGAGCGGTTTGTCCGCCTACGCGACGAGCTCTGGTGGAGCGCGCGCGAGTGGCTAGAGGAACGAAACTGCGTCCTACCGGACGACGATATCTTGGTCAACGAACTGTGTCTGCCGCGGTATTCCTACACCAGCGCCGGCAAGATCAAGGTCGAGAGCAAGGACGAGTCAAAGAAGCGCTACGGGAATAAAAGTCCTGATCTGGCAGACGCGGTGGTGTTGACATTCGGGTCATCCCAGACCGCGATCACCGGCAAGGGCTACAAGTGGTCCAAGCCGATCGAATATACAGCCACGGGGATAGTATAGATGGCCTACGCGGACGAGTACGGCAGAGCGACGGGACTGTTGGGGCGACCGGCCCCAGGCCGCGCGCGACGCCGGAGCCGCGTGGCGGGGTTGCTTGCAGATGGGTTTGTCGGCCGACCTGAAGCGGGAACCGTCGATGAGATGGGCGGGGGCGTCGCCCCAGGACTGTCAGCAACGCGGGGTGCCGAGGGCATTTCACCAATGGACCCAAGTCAGGCGCGTGGACCCAATCTCCCCAGAATGCTAGCGGTGGGCGGGTTGATGACTGTGCCGGGCGCCGGCACGATGGACGCGGGTGGCGTGTATCCTGACCCAATAAACGAGGGCAAATATCTGCCGTCTATGCGAGCAAACTTGAACAAGGGAAAATATTTGGACGCGAGCCTTCAGGCACTGGGCCAAGCGGGTGATGCGGCCTCTGGTTTCGGCCTCCCCGGGGCCTTGGCTGGCGCGGTCCTCGGAGGTCCTAGAGCGATCCAACAGGCGCTGCGCGCTGCCCGTGGGCTTTCGCCCGTCCCTACGTTTAAGGCTGCTGACGGTGCGCCCCGAGCGGTGCAGTCACCCCCTGATGCATCCATTCCGGCATCCAGTCGTGGGGTCTTGAGATCGGACAACGAACCATTCAAATCAGTCAAAAGCGACGCCGAGGACCAAATTTCCGGCGATAATCTTTTGCGGAACCCCGATGGGACAACCGCCAGCACGCGATTGCAGAAAGCGAAGGCCAGTGACCTCCGCTGGAAAGAACAACACCCAGGCCAGGATCCTTGGGTAGAATTTACACCGGAGAACGCGGAGAATATTTCCGACGTTATGGTCACCGAGGCGTTGCAAGCGGCGAATCAGGGAGAAAACGCAGCGCAGTGGTATAGCTCCACCCTCGATGGCGCAAACCGCGTGGTCGCTAAGATGTTCCCCGAAATACTTGGCGATCCAATCTCGCGCTCGAACTTCGGCGTGATACAGGCTATCACCAGCAATGGGAAAACCGTCGAGACCAACGCGCGTATGACGCACAAATTATATTCCGAATTTAAGCAAACCGGGCGGTTCCCAGAGTCTGTGCCGGAGGGCGGCGTCGAAGGCCGGCAGATGGAACAGGCATTCCGGCAGATGAACCAGCTGGTCGATCGTCTTGGCGGCGGCGAGGTGGGTTCCGAGAAAGCCATGCAGTTGCTCAACACCGAGTTCACGGTGGCGGAGCTCAACAAATTGATGGGGCCTTATGGGTTCCAGGTATCCGGTGAGAAGACTAATGCATTGGTAATGGGGTCTGCTATTTTTGGCCCCAAAATTGGCGCGGGATTTTATCAGAACCTGATGGGGAATTTCAATCCGCTGACAGCCGATCGTTGGTGGATGCAGACCTGGGGGCGGATCACTGGTGCGTCTCATCTGCCGATGGATGGACCTCAGAGAGCAAAACAGGGCGCGGCTCTGCTGGCTGCGCTCCGCGCTAGCAAGGACAAGAAGCCGGGCGGGTATACGCTGAAACAGCTTGAAAAAGACCCGGATAAATTGTTGGCGGTGGCTAGGACGTTCAACCGGCGATATGCGAATGGCGGTTATGAAGATAAATCGCCTGTTCACTTGGCGTCGAAGGGGTTGGCTGAAGGGCAGGACCGCGTCGCGGAGGCGCCGACAGGCGGAGCACACCGGGCATTCATGCGTGAGGCGGTCGATAAGACGCTGACTAAATTGCAAGCCGCCGGCCTTGATATTTCGCGGGCGGATCTCCAGGCGTTGCTGTGGTTTCCCGAGAAAGACATCTCTCGGGCTCACGGCATCGGGAATAAGGGCGCGGCCCCGAACGATTACAAAAAAGTCTTTTCGCAGATAGCTAGAGAGCAGGGCGTTTCAGAGGCGGCAATTAAGGAGGCCGTTGGCGGCAAAGCTCTTGCGGCCAAGGTTTCCCCGCTCCCCGATCGAAGCGCGACGATGGGGCTTCTGTCCCCTCCAGTGAGGGTCAGTGAAACGATAGAGGCGGTTCCGAGCACGAGGGCGCGCGGTGGTGGATCTCCTGACCTTGAGGGGATGCATTTGGCGCCGGATTCCGTTAGAGCGAACTTCAGCGAAGAAGTAAGCGCCGCGCTGCGACCTAGTGGCAGCGATGTCATGCTGGAGAGCCAAGGCATACCGAACACAGCGAGCATGGGGCAGGGAGCGTGGATTGGTCATGGCGGCGGAATAGAAAACAACCCGTTAATGGTCGCTTCGCACAACCAGGATCTTAACGCCTCGGGGAAGATCCCCGGTAGCGCCGTGAAGGCTCATCGGGCTAGTGCCGCGTTGAAAGGTTGGGGATTAGTCCAAGACGGATCTCCCTGGCATGGCATTATGGCGGATCCAATAGGGACATCTCGTCGTTATCCAAAAGACCCCGGGGTGACATCCGGAGAAATTAACGCGGGCGTTAGAGCCAACCCTAATCTGGATGCATACCCTCTCGTGGACACTGACGAGGGTGTGAATTTGCTGGATCTGGACTTCGGAGACGGGATAACGCCCGGTCAATACAACGCCATTGAAGGCGCCATAAACCCCACCTTGACCGGCGTTCCTTCCAGAAACATGACGCCCCCGAACAAGGGCTACATCGACATGTCTGATGCGATCCAATCCCCACAGGGGTCTGGAGATATGACGCGGGAGATGTTCAAGGATGTTGATAAACTCTCGCCGGCGGCGCGGAAGAGGTTGGAGTCGCCAGAGGTAAGAGCGGCGATGCGGGGCGTGATGGACGCTCGGGAGCGGGCCGGCCAGTTACCGGACATCGGAGCGCCGAGCGCGGATGTTCAAAATGGGATACGGATTTTTGTAGAAGAAGGATTCGAGGGTCTTAGGAAAGCGCTAGGTAATAAAGGCTTCATTCAAGGTGTCGCAGCATTGGGCCTAACGGGGCTTCTCGCCAAACAAATGCAGGAGAGGGGCGGTCTCCTCGCCCCTGTCCCGTCATCGCCCGCCGAGAAAGAATTATATGTAACAGTTCGGCCTGAAGGCGAATCCAGGCAAAAAGAAGATATCAGAATGCGCGCCAGATAATGATCGACGCTCCCGCGGTTTTAGCGTTTCTTCCCGCCGTACATCCCCTTGATGTTCTGCCGGAGAAGGGCCTCGTTGCTGGCCTTGAGGATGTGATGGGGCGGAGGTTGCCAGCATGTGGCCCTCATCGACACCCCACAGTCTTCCCCGGTTTTGGGATGCCTGAACCGGATTGTCGCGAAGACGTTCTCGCCGGTTTCGCCGGTGGACAGTGTCTTGGTCTCAATCCTAAGGTCGGTGACCTCGGCGAAGAACACACCAAGATCGACCTCGATGGTTCCGTTGTCGTTGATTATGTCTGCCATGATGCTCTCCTATTTCCTGCTTCTTTGACCGTCGTCGGTCAGGCCCAAGATAATATCAATGAGGCTTAGAAATGTCGAACGCTAAAACCTACTACACTCGGCGCGCTATCGGCCCGAAACCGATGAGCATTTGCGGCCGGTGTGAAAAGCCTCGGCGGTGTGACCGCCATCAAAAATGTATGGCGGCGCCGATCGTGAAGCGCTCCAAAACGAAAGTGAGCGACTGATGGCAACGGATCTCGGTTTTACCCTCGGCGGGATAGATTTCATTCCGGCGCCAGCCAACGTCGACCCCAACGAGAACATCATTCGTCCGGAGCTCCAGGACGGCCCGCTGGCGATAGACGAACTGATGAACATTCTGAAATTGTTTGCCGGCGGGAATGTGGGCGCCGGGGTTCAGAATTTATCCGGGAACCTGGATCCGAACACCACCGCGTCGCAGGTTCAGATCAGCCCCGTCATCCCGTCTGGAGTGTTTACTCCCGCTGGGGACAACGCTAACCCCGATACGAATACCCAGGCGCCACAGGCGGCGCCAGGGAAATTCAACTTGAGCCACATGTTCGAAATTCAGAGCGCCCTGGACCAGATGAACCCCGGCATGATCGATCGCATGAACGCGGGACAGATTTTCAAGAGCGCCGGCCTGGACGCGAACGGACGCCCGACGATGGATTTCAAAAAAGGCAACGCCATGAGCGCAGAGTTCATGGGACCTTCCGGCGGTCTGCTGACGACCCTCGACCACCCCCAGACGGGTAACAGGTGGACCGTTGACCAGATGGTACGCCAAGCGGCAGCTAACATCGGCAACCTCGACTTTTCCGGGGGAGATAGCGGCGGCGACTCTGGCGCGCAGGGCGGGGGCTCAGGCGGCGGCGGTGGCGGTGAGAATGACACGGGGGACGCTTGGTGATGATCGACGACGACGAGCTTTCGTCCATAGTTCAGCGCGAGGCGGAGCAAGCGCTGAACTACAGCGACGCGACGTACAGCGACGAACGAATCAAGGCGCTGGAATATTACCACGGCGAGAAATTCGGCAACGAGGAGGTCGGCCGATCCCAGGTGGTCAGCCGGGACGTCGCCGACGTAATTGATCACATGATGCCTCAGTTGATGAGGATATTCGCGTCATCCGATTACGTTCGTTTCGCGCCACGCGGTCCCGAGGATGTCGGCGCCGCTGATCAAGCCAGCGACCTAGCGAACTACATTCTCGACACCGAGAACCACGGCTTCACATTGATGCACAACTGGTTCAAGGACGCGCTCCTGAACAAGGCCGGCGTCATCAAGGTTTACTGGGACGAGCGGGAGAGGGTCGAGGAGCGGACCTTCGAGGGGCTGACCGATCAGGAACTCCAGGCGCTCCTGGCCGACGACACCGTCGACATAATCAGCCAGGATATCCGAGTAATTCAAGAGGCTGAAATCGAGCCCATGACCGAAAAGGTTGTGGCCGAGGCGGTCAACGAATTTGACGTGACCATCAAGCGCCGCATTTCCGATGGGCGAGTAAAGCTGGATCTGATCCCGCCGGAGGAATTCCTGATCGACACCCGGGCCAAAAGCCTGGAAGACGCGCGTTTTGTCGCGCATCGCACCCTGGTCACCGTCAGCGACTTGGTCGCGATGGGATACGATCGCGACGAGGTCGAGGAGCATGCGGGCGGCGCGGACGAGCGACACGCTCAAGAGCGGCAGGGCCGCTTCCAGGACCTCGATGGAGGCCTTGAGAATGACGCGGCGGATGACACCCTCGCCGAGGTTGTCTACACCGAGGCGTTCCTACAGGTCGACGCGGACGAGGACGGCATCGCCGAAACCATGCGGGTCTGCACTATCGGCGAGGATTACCACGTCGTCCGGTCGGAGTATTCCGACGCGGCGCCGTTTGCTCTGCTGTCGCCAGTCCTGATGCCGCACCGCGCGGTGGGCCAGAGCATCGCCGAGAAATTGTTCGACATCCAGCTAACGAAGAGCGCGCTGCTCAGGAGCACGCTCGATAATGTGTACCTGACAAACAACTCCCGCGTCCTCGCACTGGAGGGGGCCACCAACCTCGATGACCTGATGACCAATCGCCCTGGCGGTATCGTCCGGGTGCGTCAGATGGGCGCCGTGCAGCCGCTCACCGTGCCCCAGGTTGGGCGCGACGCGATGGCGGCGATCCAGTACATGGATCAGGTCAAGGAAGAGCGCACCGGCATCTCGAAGGCCAGCATGGGCCTGGATCCAGATGCGCTGCAAAGCGCGACCGCCACGGCTGTCGCGGCGACGGTCAGCGCCGGCCAGAGCCAAATCGAGATGATCGCGCGCGTGTTCGCGGAAACGGGGATCAAAGACCTGTTCCGACTGATCCTGCGATTGATCACGCAATACCAGGACGAGCCGAAGCTGATCCGGCTGCGCAACGAATTCGTGCCGATCGACCCACGCGGCTGGGACGCCGAGATGGACGTGACAATCAACGTCGGTCTCGGCACTGGTCAGGCGCAAGAGAAGATGCAGTTTCTGGCCCAGATCGCCGGCAAGCAGGAGCAGCTGCTCCAGACCATGGGACAGAACAATCCCATGGTGACGCTGCCGCAATATGCCGCGACGCTGGAGAAAATGATCGAGGCGGCCGGGTTCAAAGACACCGAGACGTTTGTCAATCGACCGTCTCAGGTAACGCAAATCGCTCAACAAATGGCTCAACAGGCCGCTCAGAACAAGCAGCAGCCGCAACTCGACCCGGTCGCTCAGGCGGAACTCCAGATGAAGCAGATGGAGGCCCAGGCACGGATCGAGGACAGCCGGGCAAGGCTGGAGATGGAGCGGGAGAAAATTACGGCCGAGATGGAATTGGCGCGCGCCAAGATGGAGGCGGAGATCCAGTTGAACCGCGAGAAGGCTCTCGCACAGATTGATCTCAGGCGAGCCGAGCTCGCCGAGGAAGCGCAGCTTGAGGCCATCAAAATGAGTGCTAATCTTCCTGGGGGCCAGGGCAACATCAACATGAACAATTAACCATGACCCTTGACGAAGAACTGGACCGCGGAGCAAAAGCCGAGCGCTTGATGCGCGACCCTATGTTGATCGAGGCATTTATCCAGCTAGACGAGTACTACACCGAGGCGTGGAAAGACTCCCCCCTGGATGGGAAGAAAGACCGCGAGACTATATTTCTATACCTTTCAGCGCTGCGCGAGGTTCGCGCGCACCTGACCCAGATCGCCAAGACCGGCGAGCTTGCGGCTAGTCAACGCGATGCGATGACAAGAACCGCGATTTCTTAGGCCACGCCCCCTGGCAGCCTGAGCCCATAATGGAGACTATACATGGCTGAAGCCACGCCCGATGAGGGCAGCTTGTCGCTAAATGACGCAGCGAGTCTGCTGGACCCTGTAGAGGATAATCCGGTAGAGGATGTTGAGACCGACGATGATGACGCGGTCACAGCGGATTCTGATGAGCTCGACAGCTCAGAAGATGACGTTGAAACTGCCGACGACGATGACCTGGAGCCTGACGAAGACGAGGAACCCGCCGAGTACATTGATGTAACCATTGATGGACAGACCGAGCGCGTCACCCTTGACGAAGCAGCAAAAGGTTATCAGCGCGAGGCAGATTACCGGCGCAAAACGATGGCGCTCGCCGATCAGAGAAAAGCTCTGGCGGCGGAGGCAGATCAGGCGGCGGCCGAGCGTCAACAGTACGCCCAGGCGATGCAGTTGATCCAAAACCAGATAGCACAAGGGGAGCAAGAGCCCGACTGGGCACGCCTCAAGCAGGATGATCCGTTCGAGTACCTCACCAAGCGAGATGAGTGGCGGGAGAAACGGGATCAGGTACAGATGTTGCAGCGGCACCAAGTTCAGTTGCAGCAGCAACAGCTGTCGGAGCATCAAGCCACCCTCGGAAGAGAGCTTGATTCTCAGCGCGACAATTTGCTTGAACGCATCCCATCGTGGAGAGACGCCGAGACCGCGAGTAGCGAGCGAGGCAGCCTCTCTGAATATGCTCAGACCGTCGGCTTCACCCAAGAGGAGGTCGACACCGTAATCGACGCCCGGGCTGTTGAACTGCTCCACAAAGCGTGGAAATTCGACAACCTCATGAACAAAGGCGCCGAGGCCAAACGGGTCAAGCGGCCCCCCCCATCCGCTAAATCTGGTCAACCTGGATCACGAAAAACCAAGGCGACGCGTCAGAGCCAGCGGGCTCTCGACAGACTCTCAAAAACCGGGAAAATTGACGATGCTGTCGATTTTCTTTTATCCAATAAATAACAGGAGACCATTCCCATGGCTACAGCAGCAGCGGCGCTGTTTGACAGCGGCAAGGGCGGCGGCACCGCCATCGGCGAACGCGAACAGCTTTCGTCGGTAATTAATCGCATCGATCCCGTGGAGACCCCTCTCTACAGCAATGCCAAGAAAGAGGTCGTCAAAGGCGTGTTCCACGAGTGGCAGGTCCAGGATCTCGCGGCGGCGGCCGAAAATGCCGTCAACGAGGGCGCAGACGCGAACTACGCGGCGGCGACCCCGACCACGAGGCACGGCAATTATTGCCAGATCGGCCAGAAGAGCGTGTCCGTTTCTGACACCCTCGACGTGACCGACAAGGCGGGACGAGACCGTGAGGTCGCGTACCAAAAATCCTTGAAAGGCATGGAACTCCGCAAAGACATCGAGAAGTCCTTGGTGTCCGATCGCGCGCGCAGCGGCACCGATCCTCGGTATGCCGGTACGTTCTCGTCGTGGATTACCAACGCCTCGATCTCGACGGCTGGCACCACCTCGGCCTTGCCGGCTGGGACTGGGGCTGATATCCCAACCTTCGCCGGTAATGACCGCGCGCTGACCCTCGCTCTTATCGATGAGGCAATGATCGCGGCGTATAACGACGGGGGCCAGCCGGACATGCTCGTCCTCAGCCCGAGTAATAAAGTAAATTTCTCAGACCTATCTTCGGGCTCTGTAGCGACTAATCAGATCAATTATACTGCTCCACGCGAAGCAGCTATCGTTGGTTCGGTCAGTCTTTACTTGAGTGACTTCGGCGAGTTGTCGGTGGTTATTGACCGGGCCATGGCTAACGATCGTGCCTTCCTGATCGATAGCGATCATTACTCGATCGGCGCGCTGACCGGCCGCAATTTTAAGGTCAACACGATTGGGAAAACGGGTGACTCCACCCAATTCCAAATCGTTAACGAGTGGACCATGAAATGCACCCCCAAGGCTCACGGTGCGGTCTACGATCTGTCTGGCTCCTAAATTTAGGAGTTAATCACTACCGCGCGGGCACCCTCGGGTGTCCGCGTTTTCCTTCCGCATCGTGAGATGCACATTCCCTCAGATGGAAATTCTCCTATGGCCGTTCCGCACATAATTACGTCGCGTCCAGACATCGGCTACGAAAGCCGTCTGGAGTACGACGAGGACCTCGGTGTCGTCGGCGTGCAGCGCCAGAATGTCGACGCGATCAAGGAGAGCGCCAACGCCGAGCGGAACGCCTGGGCGCCCACGGCCATGAAAAATACCCAGGACCACCGGGAGAAAGTCGCGGACATCCCCGCGGTGATGTATTACGAATTGCTGGGCCGATTTGGCCGCCCTGATCAGAACCCCACCGCATGGTGGAAATGGGTGCGCGAGAATAACGCGTTCGCCACGACCCGACGGGTGCTCTGATGGCGATCACTACCTACGCCGAACTGAAAACCGCCGCGGCGACGTGGCTTAATCGCAGCGATCTTACCGACAGAATTGACGAGTTCATCGATCTCGCCGAATCTCACATGGATCGAGTGCTGAGGTCGTCCGTACTAATCAGTCAGGCTGAGGCCACCGTCGACGAAGAATACGAGGATTTGCCGAGCGACTACGCCGCGATGATCCGCCTGTACATTTCCAATCTCAACCCTGTGATTGACCTCACCCCACTATCTCCTCAGGGGCTGATAAACCAGTACCCGAGCACGACGACTGGACGGCCAGTAAGTTACGCGGTGGTTGGTGATCGCCTCCAATTTCGACCGATCCCAGACGGCAGCGCTTACACGAGCTCCCTGTTGTATTACCGCAAGACCACGGGAATGTCGCTGTCTGCGACAAACACGATAAACGTGGTGCTCACGGCGCACCCGGACATTTACCTGTACGGGACGCTTTGCGAGGCCGCGCCCTTTTTAATGGATGACAAGATGCTGACCCGCACGATTGCTCTACGATCTCAGGCTATCGACGCGGCAAACAATTCGACATCGGAGGCGTTGGCGCCGGCCACCGCCCTGGTAATGCAGCACGGACTGAGGATGATCGCATGACCACAACTTGGAGCACCGTATCTGGCGCTGTCGTCCAATCGGTCGCTGACGCCGCGGCGACAAGTGCCACGGCATCGGCCACCAGCGCCACCGCAGCCGCCGCCAGCGCCACAGCCGCCTCAAGCAGCGCGACCAGTGCAGCGTCTGAAGTGGCCCTTGCGACTGCCCAGGTGGTTCTAGGAACGGCTCAGACAGCCCTCGCGACCAGTCAGGCAAGTGCCTCTGCTACCTCAGCCACTGCGAGTGCGGCCTCTCTTGCCGAGTTCAATGGCCTATATTATGGCTCAAGTGGCACGGCTCCGACCACGAGCATCGCGGTAGGCGACATATATTTCAACAGCTCAAGTAATCAGCTCCAGGTATACAATGGATCTAGCTGGCAAGCCGGAGTAACCGACACGGCAGGACTTCAGAGTGTCGACGCTGGACTCACTAGTATTTCCAACCTAACCACCGCCGCCGACAAAATGATCTACACGACTGCCAGTGATACATACGCCGTATCTTCGCTAACTGGAGCTGCACGAGCGCTTCTGGACGATGCTGATGCGGCAGCACAGCGCACCACGCTAGGACTCGGAACCATGGCGGTGGCAGCGACTTCCGATTATTTGGCTAAATCCGGCGGCACCATGACCGGGCAAATCGTCGCTCACTCCACCGGGGTGCAATTCTCTGACGGTACGAGCCAGACGACAGCTCCCGTGGCTGGCGTCACACTAGGCAAAGCCATCGCATTTTCACTCGTTTTCTAGGAGGCCACAGCAATGGCTGAGCCAAATATTACTGCGGTCAGCTCGATACTGGGCAAGATGGCTGTTCTCGTAGTAACCACCAGTCCAGTAGCAATACTTACAACTGCAACGAACCATGTGTCTAAGTGTAATTCACTAATAATAGCAAACGTCGATGGCACAAACGCTGCGACTGTTGATGTAGATATTTATCGAAGCAGTGTCGCGTACAGTATTGCTAAAACAATTACTGTTCCAGCCGACGCCTCGCTCGATGTTCTGAGTAGTCACATCTATTTGCAGGAGGGTGACGCCCTCCGGATCACAGCCAGTGCCACTGGCGATCTCCAAGCGGTGTTGAGCTACGAGGATATCTCCTAATGCGCGGGCCTGGCGGCATTATTGGTCCCGTCAAAATTCCGGCGGCGACAGGGGCGGGAGTCAACAGTGAAGCGACCGGCATTTGGTCTCTGTCGGAGGCTCGATTAAATAAAGCCCAGTCCCTATGGCCGATCGCACCTGATCCGGGCACACATTACGCTTATCTCCAAGTCGGCGGCGGCGGTTCAGGCGGATATGGAACTTACGTTGGCGCTGGCGGTGCCGGTGCTGGGGGCTATGTTGCCGTCGGCGATACGGCGTCAGGCTCTATGCTTGGAAAGGTTTTTACCTTTACAGTTGGCGCTGGCGGGGCTGTAAACGAGGTTTATCCGAAAGGGGGTTTGAATGGCGGCAATACTGTTGTCGCGGCAGATTCGACAGGCGGTGCTTTTACGACTGTGACGATGAACGGGGGTGGCGGCGGTGCTGGAGCATATGGCAGCACCGCCGCCAACAACGGGCAAGCTAATGGCAACGCTTCAGGCGGCGGTGGTAACGGTTACGGTTCAGCACCTGGGTCTGGCGGTGCCAATGGCAACGCTGGTGGCACGACGTCAGGAGCTTATCCTGGGTCTGGCGGCGGCGGTGCTGGAGCGGCGGGAGCCGCCGCTGCTGGCGCCCCAGGTACGACGCCCGAGGTCGGTGGCGCTGGGGGTGTTGGATTGGCCTGGGGATTAAATTCTGTTTACTACGCAGGTGGGGGCGGCGGCGGGCTTTACTACGGGACAGCTGTGGGAGCTGGCGGAAACGGCGGCGGCGGTGCTGGCGGCGGCGCTAACGCTCGGGGCGTAAATGGGGCTGTGGGCTCAGGCGGCGGCGGCGGCGGTTCTGGACAGGACCACCCCCCTTCTTTAAGCGTGGCGAACCAAGCGACCGGGGGTTCCGGCGTAGTTATTTTTGCAATTAAAGACGGCATTGCGAGTTTGACGACGGGGAGCCCTACTGTTGGTTCTACCGGATCTTATACGACTTACACGTTCGCATCGTCGGGAAGTTTAACAATATGACGCATTTTGCACAGATTGAGGACGGCGTGGTTACAAACGTAATCGTTGCTGAACAGGATTTCATCGACAATCATACAACAGGCACATGGGTGCAAACCTCGTATAATACTCGCGGCGGGGTGCATTATGCGCCTGACTCGAATACGCCAGATGGCGGCGTGGCTTTGAACAAGAACTACGCTGGGATAGGGTTTATCTACGTCGACGGTGTAGGATTCCACGCGCCACAACCGTACCCATCTTGGACGCTGGATTCGGACACATATTTTTGGGAGCCACCCGTCCCCATGCCAGATGACGATAAAATATATCGTTGGGATGAAGACACGACGAACTGGGTCGCGATTGAGATCGGAGAATAAATTATGACGTCTACCGCGACAACCATACTGGGTCTTCAAAAACAGGGGACAGGTGACAATAGTAACAGCTGGGGAACGGTATTAAACACGCAGCTGGATCTCATCGAGGAGGCTGTCGCGGGCACCGTGACGATCTCCCTGGCGGCGGGTGACGTGACACTGACCACCACAGACTACGCGGCAAATCAGTCGCGCCCAAGTCATTTGCTTTTGAATGGCGCCATCGTCGCTAACCGCACGGTGACGGTGCCGGCGGCGAGCAAGATGTGGTGTGTGACCAATTCCACCACGCAAACGACGGACTACACCTACACGACGGAAGTGAAAACATCCGGCGGGACCGGCGTCAAAATAGCAGCGAGTTCGAACCCGGTATGGGTGCGCTGCGACGGCACAAACGTGGTTGAGGTAACTGGGCTGCCGTCTGCTCACACCGCAACGAGCACGGATGTCAGCGTCTCGACAACTGTGATACAGCTTCCGATTGCGTCCGCCGACATTGTTAGCGATCCGTATGGGATGGTTTCCGCCGCTGGGAACACGATAATCATCCCGGTGGGGGTTGAGCTTGTGCAAATCCAGCTAAATTTGCAGTCAGGCATTCAAGACGACACCACCGCGCTGGCTGCTGTTATTTTCGCAAATGGGTTTGGAAACACACCAGGATCGGCAAACCTCCCAGCGTACTGGGAATCCAGCACCCTCTCCGCGCGCGCCACAGGAAATGTAAAGACCGCCAATGTGGTCGCCTTAATTAACATGACATTGATGCCATTAGCCGACAACGGCGGGAACCGAGGCCGGACAATTAGTTTTGGCTCGCGAATTAGCACTGGAACGGCCACCGTTAACGCTTACACAATTGACGCGGTGGTCTTACGATGACGATCGTCGCTCTCCAGCCGCGCGCCGGGATTTTCACGGACGACGCCGAGGGCAGCAACGACCGGCCTCTCAAATTCGTCGACGGGAATCTAGTGCGATTTGTCTCTGGGAAGGCTGAGACCATCGGCGGCTGGCAAGCCAAAACGGCGAGTCAATTTTCTGGAAAAGTTCGCGCTCTGATGAGCTCCAGCCAGTTGGACGGCACACGCAATATTTTTGCTGGGTCCCACTCCCATCTCCAGGTGCTGACTGGCGGCACAATTGCCGACATCACGCCAGTATCGGGGAGTCCGGTCGCGATCGGAACCGACGGCGTGTCAGTGACCAGCGGCAGCCCCACGGTTACGGTAACGTCCAGCGGACACGGCTTGGTCGTCGGGCAGCAGGTCGTCGTGGCTGGCGCTTCAGGTACGGTAGGAAGTCTGACTATAAACGGCGCACACACGGTGGTGACGTCAGCAGATTCTTCCACCTACACTTACACCGATGGATCAAATGCCTCGGCCTCGGCGACTGGCGGCGGAGCCAGTATGACCGGGCAGAAAATTCTAGAGCCGGGCGCCGCAATCGGCACTTTTGAGTATGGTTACGGGGTCCTCGGATACGGTGAGAGCACCTGGGATACAGCCCGATCCAGTAGCGACGTGATACTCGACCCGCGTGTTTGGTCGATCGAGAGCTACGGAGAGGACGCGCTGGCGTGCCCTGGGGCCCAAGGCGCTGTGTACCACTGGGACGCGACGAATGGGACGACCACTCGCGCGGTCGCAGTAACCGGAGCGCCGCCGTGCAATTTCATCGTGGTCAACCCGGCCAGCCGCCACCTGATCACGTTTGGCGCGGACGGCGACCCAATGAAGATCCGCTGGGCGTCGCAGGGGACGTTGACGACCTGGACGGCCTCGGCGACAAATGACGCGGGGGATATTCGGCTCCTGGACGGCTCGGAAATACGGGCGGCCAAGCGGCTCAAAAGCGAAATTTTAATATGGACCGACACGTCGGTGTACTCGTTCCGGTACGTCGGCGGGACGTTTGTTTTCAGCCTGACCAAACTTGCAGACGCAGCCCCGGTGCTCGGGCAGCAAGCCGTCGCCGGCTCGGACGCGTTTGCTGTCTGGATGAGCGACGGCCAATTCCAGGCCTACGACGGGACTGTCAGGTCTCTGCCGTGCCCGGTGTTGCGGCATGTGTTCGACGCGGATCGCGGGCCGGGGATAAACCTGACCCAGCGGGATTTAATCATTGGCTTTAGCAACGCCGAATACGGCGAGGTCGGGTTTTTCTACCCGTCGGCGGGCTCCGATGAAATCGACCGGGTCGTCGTCTGGAATTTCACGTCTGGCCCCGACGTCTGGTGGATCGGAGAACTGTCACGCACCGCGTACATCGACCGCGCCATCGAGTTGCAGCCCACGGGCGTTGATGCAGACGGCACGGTGTACGATCACGAAATCCCGGGAGCCGGCGACAACGGTTCGCCGATCGCCTATTCGGTGCAGACAGGTGGCGCCTTTGTTCAGCAAGGCGAAGACCTTTATCACGTTCGACAGGCCATCCCCGACTTTGTGCTGACCGACAGCAACGCCTCAAACGCGCTGTCCTTACAGTTTTTTGCGCGGATATTTCCGCAAGGCCCAGAGACGAGTGATTCTCCGAGTTCCATAATTTCGACCACCGAGGTGATCGACACGAGGATTACCGGCCGCCAGATCGCATGGCGCGCAAGTTCAAATTCAAACCAGTTGCAATGGAGGCTCGGGACAATCCGATTTGATGTCGAGCAGCTGGACGCGGCGCGATGAGATTTCCTGATCCGCCGGCGGATCCTGCTCTGATGACATCCTGGGCGACGGACCTAGTCCGGGCGCTCAACCAGCTGGTTGAAAACGACGCGGCACGGGTCGCCGGGGAATTTACCGCGACGACGACGGCGACTAGCCGGTCTCTTGACGTGTCGACAGCCACCCTGGCCGAACTTGGAAACGTAGTCGGAACCCTGGTCACGGACCTCCAGGCGAGATGATCGACCCAGAGACCTGGGCGGCGGCGAAGCCGCTTCTTGAAGAGGCGCTGGAGCACCAGGACACGCACTCGATTATAGACGTGTACCGCGCGCTAGAGGAGGGCGACGCCCAGCTTTGGTGCGCGGATAAAAGCTGCCTTGTGACGGAGATTTTGGAGCACCCCCACAAGAGGGTGGCGCGGATCTGGCTGGCAGCCGGGAACCGATTTGAACTGGTGTCCAGAATGCTGCCGGACATTGAGAATTGGGCTAGAGACCTCGGGTGCGACAGCGTCGAGGTGGTCGGTCGAAAAGGCTGGAAGAAAGTCCTGTCGGATTACACGCAGCCTCACACAATATTGGAGAAATCGTTATGAGTAAGGGCGGTGGAAGCAAGACGGCGACCTCGACGAGTCGAGTGCTGCCGGAGTACGAGAAATTTGCTAACGAGAATTTGTCCATCGCCGGGACAATGGCTAACACCCCTCACATGGGCTACAAGGGTGAGAGGTTAAGCGATTTCTCCGACGACGAGATGGCGGCATTCGAGCGGATTCGCCAGATCAATCCGAACGCCCTGGGGCTAGGTCATGGCGTCGCGTCGCAGGTCTCACAAGCGGCCGCCCCCCTGATGAACGCGGGAAACGTCGCCGGCACCGCGCAGCAGTTGATGAACCCATACCAGCAGAATGTCGTCGACACGACGATGTCGGAATTGCAGCGACAGAATCAAATGGCGCTCAATCAGGTCGGTCAAGGCGCGGCGGCAGCCGGAGCCTTTGGCGGATCGCGGCACGGTGTCGCGCAAGGCGAGACCAATCGCGGGTTCGCCGACGCGGCCGCGAGGGCGGCCGGACAGCTTAATCAGTCCGGGTACCAGCAAGCGATGGCTGATTCCATGAACATCGGGCAGCGAAACCAGGGGGCCGCTGACGCGAACCTTAACCGGCAATTACAGGCTGCCCAGCAGATGCAGTCGTCGGGGCAAGCCAGAATGGAGCAGGACCTGGGGTACGCGGGTGCCCTGGCCGGATCGGGCGCCTCTCAGAGGGACCGCGACCAAGCGGTCAAGGACCTCAATTTGGCCGATTTTTATGAGCAGCAAAACCATCCGCTGGACATGCTCTCCCTCCGGCAGCAAGCGCTCGGGCTGACCCCGTTGGGGTCTGTCCAGAAAATCCCAGTCCAACGATCCGGGCTAAATTTTGGGTCTCTGCTCGGCGGCCTCGGATCTCTCGCGGGGGGGCTGGGGGGCACGGCCGGGCTACTGTGTTGGGTCGCGAGAGCGGTCTACGGCATACATAATCCGCGGTGGCTAATTTTTAGGCAATGGATGCTCCACGAGAGCCCCGCATGGTTCCGAGCGCTGTACCTGAAGCACGGCGAGAAATTTGCCGAGTGGATCGCCGACAAGCCGCTCCTCAAGAGGCTGATACGCGCGGCGATGGACGTGGTGGTGGACCGCAAAATCCGGGAGAGTAACGATGTCGCTGCTGTCGCGTAATAACCGAGGGCTGCTCGGGCAAGGGCCGTTGGCGGTAATGCAAGCGGCCCAGCAACGTCGCGCCGCGATGCTAAAGCCCCAGGCGCCTCGCGTGATCCCTGCCGGCACGACCGTGATACGGGAGGCCGATCCCTTGAGGGGTTTTAGCGAGGGCATGGCGAAACTGGCGACTGGCCTGTTTGGCGATCCCAAGGTGCGCGCCAACCGAGAGGCGATGTCAGCAGCTATGGCGCCAGAGGACGTCACCAATACGGTCACCACCCCGGGCGGGTTCCGCGTTCCAGGCCCCGCTGGGGCGACCCCGGTGTACCAAGACGTGGTAGATCCGGACGACCCTAATGCGGCGAGCCTCCGACAGACCCTCAAGGACCCTGCTATGGCGCAAAGTGCCGCGGAAATGACAGGCACGAGATACGTCCCCGACAAGGAGAGTCAGGTCACGACCCAGGCTCCCGCGTCCTACAGCACCGTTGTTGCGCGGCTAAACGAGGCTGGACGCCCCGATTTGGCGCGATCTTACCTGTCTAGCAAGGCCGCCGAGGCGTCGCTCAGTTCCAACGAAAGGGACCGGTTGACGGCTGAGAGAGATCAGGAAATCCGGCGAGAGGCGTCCATTTTGTACGCGGATAACAAAACACAGGAGGCGGTCGCGAAGCTCTTGCAATTGAGCGGCAACAACGCAGTCACGCAAGCCGTCGCTCAGAGCCTCAACAAGCCGCCCAAGCAGCCCAAGCGGTACATGCAGGGGGCGCTCACGTTCGACGCAGACGGGACCCCCGTGATTAACAAAGAGGTGCTTGCTATTCAAACGAAAATGAATGAACAAAAAGCCGAGAACAAGGCCATGACTGAAGGACAAGCGAAGGCAGCGGGGTACGCTATTAGGATGAACACGGCCATGGGGATCATCGACGAACTCGGGGATTTTGGCACCACGGCCCGAGGCGGCGCGGAGGCGGTGGCATCAGACTGGGGGCTGGGCTCTATGACGTCTGAAGATTCTCAAGTCTACCAGCAAGCGAAAGCCAATTTCATAAACGCAGTGCTGAGAAGAGAGTCAGGCGCAGTAATCAGCGACACGGAATTCGCCAAGGGCGACAGGCAATATTTTCCCAAGTTCGGGGACAAGGAACAGAACATCCGCAACAAAGCGCAAAACCGCGCGGACACGCTGGCAGGATTGATGGTGGGAGCGGGGAAGAGTTTTAGGCTGCCGCCCCGAGTTCCGAGGTACAGGGTCGTGTCTGAGACGGGCTCACGCGCCTCCTCTACCGCCGGCGAACCCTGGAAACGAACTAAGTCATTTTCCTACGAAGATGAGGCGAAGGCGGGATTTGACGGCGTCGAGCTAGACGAGCGCGAGCTTCGAGCCCTCAACAGGAGCAACTGAGATGAAATTGGAAATCGAAGGTCTGGGCGTTGTCGAGATAAACATGTCTGAATCTCAATGGGCTAACCTTCCGGAAACTCAGAAAAACATGGTGGTCTCTGAACTATACGCGTCGAGATCCTCGGCGCCAGATGAGCCCCAGGGGGACGGCTACAACACCCTATCGACCGCCGCGCGCACGCTCGGTCAAGGCGCCAGTTTCGGCTGGGGGGACGAGCTAGAGGCGGGCGTCCGGTCGCAATTTTCCGATCGCAGCTACGAGGATATCCGCGACGAACTGCGCGGCGATCTGAAGGAATTCTCCCAGGACAACCCTGGGACCGCGCTAGCGCTGGAGATAGGCGGCGGGTTTTTAGTTCCCGGCGCCGGGGTCGCTGCCGGCGCGCTGAAGGGCGCCAAGACGATCGGCGGCCGGATGGCTAGATCAGCCGGCTTAGGCATGGGATCCGGCGCGGCGTCGGGATTGGGATCCAGCAACGCATCTGACGTTGGCGGGTTAGCTGTCGACACCGGGATAGGCGCAGGAATGGGTCTCGGTCTCGGCGGGGTAATCCCCGGCGCGGCGGAACTGGCGGGCCGCGGCGTCCGACGAGTGGGGAATAGCCTAGGGATTGGCGCTGAAAATTTTGCAGATCGGAAAATGCTGCGCGCGCTCCAGCAGGGCGGAATGACACCCGAGCAAGCTGCGAGAGAGCTCCAAGCCGCGAGATCGCAGGGCGTGGAAGATTACATGCTGGCAGACACATCCAAGCAAGCGAGGGACCTGTCGTACTCCGCTCAAGCGGTGCCTAATCCAAATCAGGAGAACGTCGCCGAAAAATTAGCGGAGCGGTACGACACCCAGGCGGCGTCGATATCCAACAAGGTTTCGGACACGCTCGGAACGAAAGCGGACACCGCTCTAAATTATATCGATGAGCTAGCAGAGTCGCAGAGCATTATGGCTCGGGCAGCGTACCCGGAGGCCTATAAAAAGCAGCTGTCAGCTGTCCCGTTTCGCAAGTTTGTCGAGAGCGACTTTTTTAGAAAAGCCTACGAACAGGCGCGCGTGATCCAGGACGCTCGAAATATTATGGACCCCACGTCCATCAAGGTCCCCCCAATTGATGCGATTAATAACGCGCAATTCATTCCGACGGAATTACTGCACACGATCAAGCGTGGCATGGACGAGGTGGTCGAGTCGGGGCGCGACAGCATCACCAAAAAACTTGACGGTAAAAGCGAGGCTTTCAATCGTGTGAGGGTCGGGTTCAACGACTTAATCAAAGAAATGAACCCGGACTACGCTCGCGCAAACGCACAATTCGCGGATTTCATGACGCTGCGCTCCGCAAACGAAATGGGCGAGGCGTACCTGCGCACGCCGATAAAAGACCTCTCCCGCATGATGATGGGGTGGAAAGGGTCCAAAAGTGCTGGCGAGCTTGAGGCTTTTCGGGCGGGGCTGGTCAACCGAATAATGGATCGGGCGTCGACGATGTCGGACGGCGCAGATTTCACCAAGGAGGTTTTTGGCAGCCCCCGAAAACGCGACATTCTAAAGCTGGCTTTCCCAAGCGGGAATGATTTTGACGAGTTTGTGACGTTTATCAAACGGCAAAAATCGATGGTGCGGACAAACCGAGCAATAAGCGGAGGATCCCAGACTGCTCCTAGGGAGGTGTCGCAAGCTGCCGCGGGGATCGACCCCGGCATGATCCTCGATGTCGCCACCAGCCCTGGGGTCGGATCGGCCACCCGGACGATGCTGCCCAGGCTCATGGGGCGGGCGTCAGGACTGTCGGAGAAGTCTGCTGACAGGATTCTTCAGGGCATGACCGAGACCGATCCTCGAAAGCAGATGGAGGTCCTGAAACGATTGCAAGCGCTCGGGAACAAACCGCCGTCGCGCGCGCTGAACCCCGATCTATATTCCACCTCGGTCGGGAATATTAGCGGCCTCCTCTCTGGATACGATCAGTGACACACGCGGTTTTGGTGATCGCCACAATGGTTATTTTGGGGCTATCGTCTTCGGCGGCAGCAGCTCGCGGGCCATGTGCGCCGACCAAAACTGCGGACGAAAACCTGAGAAAAAAACATGGCGAGGTTCCGGTATTTGCGGGGTTGAACCGAGGCGGTGTCCTTTTCCAGCTGTATCAAAACCTCAGCACCGGCACCTGGACAGCCACGGTGACGCATCCCGGGCTAATGACGTCATGCGTCGTCGACGCAGGGCGATCAGGGGAGTTGATTGATCCCCCCAAGCCCGGCAAAAAACTCTAGGGGTGTACAGACCCCACGCCGACGGTGCTCGCGGTGAGTTGATCGCCGCCGCGTGGTTCCTTCACCGCGGCTGGATGGTTTTTAGAAATGTAAGCGGGCACGGACCAGTCGATCTGACGGTCGCCCGAATGCGTCGATCGGGCGTCGACGTTCAGCTGATCGAGGTCAGATACGGGTCGATCAACACCCGTGTCAGAGAATTGACGGATCTACAGAAACGACTGGGCGTCTCGATGGCGACGGTCGGGAGCGACGGGTCAGTCGAGTGGACCCCCACAACTAAAGGGAAAGCATGATGGATTTATCAAAATTATGTGACGCCTACATGGCAGTTCGGAATTGGTACACCTCCCAGCTGCCGGTAGCTCGGTGGATAATCGGGATGCTGCTGGCGTTTCTGGTGGCTGTCGCAGCCCTAAAGGTCTTTGCGTGATGCTGACGTTGATCGGTTCTGTGCTGGGCTTCGCCACCAGTTTCGCGCCGAAAATTTTTGAGCATTTCGAGGAGAAAGCCGACCGTGCTCACGAGCTCGCCATGGTTGATCGTCAGATGGAGCAGATGCGCGTGGGCTCGGAGCTCAAACTCCAGGAGATCAACGTCCAGGCGGACATTTCCGAGACCAAGGCGATCTACCGGCACGACGGAAAAATGAAAAACGACGGCTGGGTTGGCGGGCTGCGCGCCTCAGTCCGACCTGTCGTCACCTACCTGCTGCTGGGGCTGTTGATCGCGGTGAAGGCCACCGGGATCTACGCCCTGATAGCCCTGGAAGGCGTAATGGTTTCAGCCGCGCTGCCCCAGATCTGGGATGACCAGACAGGAGCCGTCTGGGCCGCCGTGATTTCATTTTGGTTTGGGTCAAGGTCACTGGCGAGGCGAAAATGATTACAGCCGATGCGCTTTCTGTCATTTCAGCGCTTTGGCCCATTTTCCTGTTTGGCGCCACCATGATTTTTGCGTTGGTAAAAATCTACGTCGACCTCGAACACCTCAAGCAAAAAGTCACCGTTCTTTTCCAGCTGTTTAACGAAAGTAAAAAATGATGGAACAAGTCACGGCTATGTCCACGGATTTCACGACGTGGGCCGCGCCGTTATTGGCGGCAACGCTCGCGTTGGTGATCGCGTTAGCTGTCAAAGATTGGGCTATAAATTTCTTCACTGGCCTCAAATTCAAATTAGACTCCGCGTGGTATGAAGGCGCCCACTGCTACGTCGACGGCGAGCCGGCGGTGATCGTCAAAATCGGAATATCAGAGACGGTGTTCCAGATCCAGAATGGCCGCGGCACGGTTTGGCGACATGTGTCGAACGAAAGAATCAAATATCTCAGGATAGAGAGATGCATAGATCGGTTGAAACGAAAATGAAAACCGGCGAGGCGGGCGTCGACCTGATCTGCGCGTTCGAGGGTTTTCGGTCAGACCCATATCTTTGCCCAGCCCAGGTCTGGACCTACGGGTACGGGTCGACTCGCGATTTCCGGGGGCGCCCGGTTCACGAGCAAACGAATTCGATATCGGAGGGTGACGCGCGGCATCTCCTGGGTACGGAACTCGACCAATTTGAGCGCCGGGTCCATCGCCTACTGCCGGTGGATCTCGAACAACACCAGTTCGACTCGCTGCTTTCGTTTACCTACAATCTCGGCGCCGGGGCCCTCCAGGCGTCGACCCTTCGAAAGAAAATTCTGCGCTATGATATGGATGGCGCCGCCCGGGAATTCGAGCGCTGGGTATTTGCCGGCGGTCGCAAGCTGGCGGGCCTTGTCAGGCGCCGCGCGGCCGAACGGGATATGTTTGAAGGGTAGTCAGGCGGTTCGCCAGACCCTAAATCGAGCCCCTACCGACCGCTTTGCCGAGCATCCTCCACTTTTGCTGATCGCCAGACAAAACGCGATGGCTTCGTTCAGGGTGTTGACCTGCACCGAGTCACCGACCTCCATCATGTCGGTTATTCGAGCCCAGCTGTTTTTTCTATATTTCGCTCGCTCCAGCGCCGGCAAAGGTATGCCGCGCTCTATTATCGGATCCGCATCGGGGCGATCCACGCGCTCGTATTTCATGGCGACATACTCCAGGGATACTCGTCGCGGACCTCCACTGACCGTTCGTATGGCTCGCCTTGTAACGTCTTGGATATGGCGATGCCTAACTCGTACAGCGCATCGTTCAGGTCCCCAGGCTTTCCTCTCTCCGATATAAATACCTCGCAGGGCTCCCCTGTATCGGGGTGGTAGCCGATCGAAAAAACAAACTTAAATGTCTCAAAATCGAGCTCTATCTGCTCCGACGGGCGACGATTTGGGGGCACACGAATCATTCGAGCCCCTCCCCAGAACAGCACTCCGAGACGTTCCTGCCACACTCGCACTGTAGATGGCCGGCGACGTAGTCTGCCCAGACCTCTCCCTCTACGAATTTACCACACCACATACAATTCAAGACGTCGGGGGGCGACGGTTCATGCCGCCGCCCCTCGATTTTGCTCGCCCGATTGACGTTCAGATTTTTAGCAACCGGGTTGCGCGCCATTTTATTTAACAATCCTGGGCAGCGCCGAACGGGTGCCCAGGTTTGGAATGGTCACTCGGGACTTATTAGTCCGGTGCGCGTTCCAACCCACGATTAGGCACGATAGAACGTCTTTCGCTGCCAGCCGTTCTTGAATAAGGCGGTTCCTCACCTTTAGGGCTGGGGTGCCGGCGGGACAATCCGCTCCGGTTGCGATCCTCGTCATGTAGATGTCTGCCTGAGCTCGGGAATATTCCGCGAACAGATAATGTGCGGCCGTGGATATGCTCGGCGTCGGCACCCGATTATGCATGAAAAGATGAGCATACGGGACGGACAGGGCAAAATTGTCCAGTGTTGTGTAGAAATCATAGAGAACTGATTTCTCGATCAATGTCGGGCTCATAGTCTGGGGCGAGAGGCGGGCCTCAGATCGGTACATATGGATCCATTTGCTGGCAGCTGCCGCAACGTGAGCGTGGGGACAGCCATTTATCGCGAATATATCGGCGTTTGTCCTTTTTAGACCCACATCGATTTTGTCAAAAGAATTCGCCGGAAGCCCGAAACGCACGAGGGCGTTGTCAACTGTGACCTCAGCCTTGACGATAGCCTCCAGTCGGTGCTGCCCGTCCAGAAGGCTCCCCGCGTCGGAAAAGATAATGGTTGTCAGGGCACCCTCCCATTTCCCGGAGGTCATTTCTCTCGCCCAATGGTCGACCTTCACCCTGCTGATCGGTCGATTTTTGGTGTTGTATGTCAGCATTTCCGCCGCCAGACCTGGGGTAATCCTCATGCGGTCCTCGTGCTGGCGCCGCGCGCCTACGTCAATGAGGCGCGACAGGGTCATAGACTTTTTTGACAGGTCGCGGCTCTTTTGCGAGGTTCGTGCCCAAACCTCTGCCCGTTGCTGCGCCCGTGGGTGTATTTTGGTCTCCCGTTGGGGGACACCAGACACCGCCATCGCCATTTGATTCTTACTCATAACATTGCTCCTTTTTTACTCATTAGAACTACCGCCTCGCGGATTACCGCGCTGATTTGCGGGTTGCGCGATTTTGTCATTTTCCGTCGCGTGACCTCTCCGAGGATCAGTTCGTAAATCTCTGGAGGCAGGGTGACCGTGACCTTGACGAAGCCTCCTTTTTCCCCGTGAGTGCCGTTGACCGATTTTTCAGCTTGAGTCTCGTCGTAGGCCGCCGATAACGACCGCTGCCTGAGGGATGTCATTGTGGTTCCTCCGAGCCTCTGGCGGCGATACCTATCTCTCCCCCGCAAGATGCGTACCCGGCTAAATCTACCCAGCTATCGTGGTGGCTCGTTTCGCTGGACAGGCGCACGAGCTTGAGTGCGGACAGCAAAATCGCCACCCACGCTGCGTCGAATTTGACGCCTGGACGATTCTCGGTCAGTGCATTCCAGACATTTGCTATGCGCTCGAAATTGTCCTCGGGGTCCCCATAAGAGCGCCCGCGCTGGCTAACCGCAACGTGGGCTTCGGCGAGGATTTGCTCGCGACCGAGGCTCATGCGAACTCTACCGCGTTTGCCGGAGCGGGGATGCTATCCACCGCGACTACCGGTGGTGCGGTCGTCGTCGGAGCATCAAAAACCCCCCGCGGCGTCCATCCCGTAATTTTCATCTCCGGACCGTAGTTCGTGCCTTTTCCGCTGATGCTGGCAATGCGGCCCGAGAATGTTATGAGTGGGACACTGTCATCCGGTCGATCGGTCGAGGACATCCACGTCTCGTGGAGCTCATCAATTTTATCGCGCACACAATACGCGGTGCTCGACCATTCTCGGATTCCGGTGAACAGTTTATTGTTCGACACCCGTACCCTGAACCCCTCCTTGTGGTCGTCGCTCGGCCGCGGCATCCACTGGGCGTCTCCGGACATCACCGCGGATGCCTTTACCCCCTGAACGTCGACACCGTTGACCAGCCTCATCCAGATCATTTCGATATTATCCATGTCCATGGCGAGACAAAACGGCTGGCCCAAAGGGACTGGAACATTTTCCCAGCCGAGCACGCCTTGCTCTCGATTAATGGCGGACATAGTCCCGCCGCGGGCATCCCACTGGATGCGCCCCAAGAATTCTCCGCCGCTGGAAGCGCCGCCTTGTAATTTCATGAGTGACATTTTCTTATTCTCCTGTTGAGTTGGTTGCGGTGATTCTCAAATTTCTCGCCTATGCATGACCGAGGGAGCGAGTTGACCAGAGTTGCTGGCATCTGAGGTTTTTGGTCGACCAAACCGCGGCGTCGACCGGAAGGATACCCTCGAATTCAAATTCCAAAAACGTCCTTTCCTGCCGCCCTCATTATCGGGCTGGACCAATAAAAACTGCTGTAATCAGGAATCAGGGTGCTCGCCAACACGTCGCGATCTGGGGACTGGGACAGCCACCGCTGTAGACGTTGAGCGA